TCATGTTCGATTAGGGTGCTTTTGCTTTGTTTCTGTGTCCCCATCAGAAAGGTCTGGGCGTAACCGCCCTATGTAAAACTAAATTCTGTTTCACTTGTAGTTTACAGCTACTTGGGTTCCTGCGATCAAATCCGGATTATCCAGTATACTGCTTACCTCGGCATGGTGACTCGAGGACTATGGCTCAATTTATTAACAGACTACAAAAATAATAAATAAAAAGAGATAACTTCTAATTAAAGCGCTGAAGTATAGAGCGTGCTTTACACAAGAAATGTTCAAGATCCTGGGTTAGGGTAGGAAATGGTGCCTCCTGGGCCGACCATACTAGGAAAACCGAGGAAAACTCCGAAGCGTGTCTCGTCGCCAAAGGCAAGAGCCAGGGTCAAGTTGGTATGAGCCTGGTTATTAATGGTGCGCATGCAATAGGGCAGCTCAATGACAAAGGCCTGATTACCGTAGTAAGAGCCAGAGGTGTCATATGTGGGCTGATCCATAAGCAAAGAGTGATAAATGCTCTGAAATGGCACCTGAGCCTCAGCGATCTGAGAGTTGGAGAAACGTACTAGTGCAACTTGTCGTGGTTCATTGCCAATGTTGTTATTTGGCGAAAGAACTCTAACGAGCTCAGTAAGCGATCCAGATGAAAAGAGAGCCGGCTGTGGATTCGTCGTAACAAACCCAGTGCAGGTGATACCATTAGGAATGGGACCATTTGCAACCGTCTCAGCTTGCATCTTAATATTGAGTGGACCGCGAAAAACTCGATAGGCCTGCGAGAGGTAACCAGCTAGACCGCCCATAAGAGATGACGTAATAAGCCAACGGCCAAGATTGATGTTGCCGTGGTCATTGTCAAAGTCATAGGACTGTGCTAGCCAATAACGCTTGCAAAGCTCACGAAGGCTCGAGTAGGTCTCGCCAAAGTGCTTGACTGGTAGGTCGTGGGTGTAAACGTTACCTACGCCGAGAACAATGACTCCTTTGTCGTCCTTAGTATCCGTATTGAGATCGCCAGCCTGAAATTCGGCCTTAACGATCCTGTTAGCGGTGCGCCTCTTCTCGATCTGTGCTCGAGCAAACGCAGGAATGTATGGCGAAAGAATTCCGCCTACGATTGATGTTGTGTGGTACGCGAAATCATCCGCGGCCGCAATGAAAACGTTAACGTCGACGTTGTTCGCGACGTTGTTTGGGTTCTTGAGTGGCACTGCTACTCTGACTGAAAAACAGCCAGTGACATAATCCATTGATCGGACTCTGTCAGTTGCTACAGTGTCGGCGAGATTTTCGCCAAACCAAACTCGCTTCCAAGGCGTATCCGAATGGAAAGGAATGCGCACTTCAACCGTATTATTCGTGTTCCTGATCGTCTGCGAGTTCACATATTGTGAGAGCGCCGTTGCGTAGTCTGTAGGCACGGTCGTCGTGCCAGGGTGGTTGCAAAAGTCCAAGCGACCCTCGTGAAAAGCGGTTCCGATAACCTGAAACATTAGCACGAAGCCTCCTCGCCAAAAGGTAAAGAGATTGCCCAGAGCTGTAAGCGGTGTAGGCTCCTTTGGCACACTTCCGAAATTGGTGATGTTCTGAAAGTGTGTAGGAGAAACCGTTGACGAGTAGAGAACTGTTCCCACGGTCTGCGTGGACGACCAGTTGAAAGACGTCAAGTAAGTCGGCTTCTTCAGGAGGTACTTCATGTCCATCTCGTCGACGTTATCGCCGAATTGATCAGAAGTAATGTACATCGCGCTCGGCTCTGCCGTCATGCGCTCGAGCTTCTCAACTCCGCGTGTGGCAGACATATATTGCGCATCCTTGTGCGCGAGCACTTCTGGGTACTCAGTTACTGCTGGCTTGTCCAGGCTAATGCCTGCGATAAGACCGGTGACCTCTTTGGGGAGCACGTCCTCAACGATGGCATCGATCGCACCGCCCACATTGTGGCCAATGCTAGCGAACGTCCCAGATTGGTACTCGACATGCACAACGTCGTCGTCACTATCCGGCTTCTTGCGAAGCGAGGATACTTCCTGCTTGAGCTGATCACGTTGATCGACCAGCTTTGCATTAGAGCGTCTGAGCTTATCAAACGACTCCTTCAAGTTCTTGTAGTCTTCCTGCTCCTTGATGGAAAGGACAGCAACTCCCGAGCGCTTTGCAAGCGACGTGAGTGCCTCAAAGGAAGCTCCTCCTGGGCGTGGCACACGAAAGTGCGTACCCTCGAAGGACACAAAGACCTTAACCTCAACCGAAGTCGAGGCTCCTGATGCCGCCTGTAGGCTGTTGAGCACTTGCACGCGAAGCTGTCCGAGGACATCTCCGAATACAAGGTCAATAAAGCCCTTGGTGTAGCGGAAAGGAATGGCCATTTCTCCAACGAACCCATTAGCCGGGTCGAGGAACATGTGCTGAACCTGAGTGGCCCGTGTAGGACCATAAATGCCTGCCGCGCTCACATTGCTCTTGGGGAGCATAGTGGGAACGTAGTAAACAAGAAGGCGTCCCTGATGAAATCGGGACGCAGTGATCTGAAAGCGAACCATGCATCGATCAAAGCGTGCCCACTGAAAGCGCAAAAATGGCGCAGAAACGATATCGTTCCTCAGTAGGTCTTGTGGTACATCCGTGGGATCTGTGCCAGTGCCAGTAATGCTCAATTCTGAGCCTACGACATCTGTCAGAGTCCACGGAAAAGCTGCCACGAGATTCTCACGCTGAAGCATCTTTTGCAGGTCCCAATCAGTCTCATTCAGATGCGCATCTGCACGCCTCGTCATGGGCTTGATGTTTCCATCAGCGGCTTTCTTCTGCACCACCTGCTGTTGTTCGGCAAGTGAGACACCCATCTTCTGGGTGACGACCGGTTGAGAGTCGTCCAAAGAGGCCATGCTACCCTGTGTAGCGGTTGTTTCCAGTGTACCTGGAGCAACAGGTTGCTCCGTAGTCAGTCCGTCGTTAGATGTAAGTCCAATAGTCATGTTAGTCCGTGAAAGCGATCTCCGGTTGTGCCTGGTCAATGCCAATAGCAACTTCCGATCGCGCCGCAATCATAGCCTCAATGCCCCGATAGAAGGACAGTGGGTCTCGACGCGCGTTCTTGCTGTAAGTAAACGCGCCGGTGGGATCAGCCACCTTTCCTATGTCTAGAAAAGAGTCCGCAAGCGGGTCAAAGCAGATGAGATTTGCCCAAGGTGCTGCAGTTTGCATGAGACCACGATAGTGATCAAATGTGCTTCGTCCGTAGAAGAATAAATTCCTCAAAACGTCGTTGCAATTATTTTCTGTAGCTTCCTCATAGTCATCACACTTGCGAATCCAGTTGGTCGTCTCCAGGCATGCTTCCATTTCAAACAGCGGTACGTATCGGTCAAACAATACGCCAGTCGTCTGCTTCAGAAAGGAGCATTCTTGTGCTCGTTTATACGGAACGAGCTCTCCGCCCTTAGTAGCTGGGGTGTAGATTTGGTCATAGCGAGCGAAAAACTCATGCAAAGTCACGTTATTGTACACGTGAATAAAAGCTTCCGCAACTGCTACTCGACTGTCGTCTCCTGCAAACTTATCGCGCGTATAACGGCGAAAGTAATAGAGGTCATTGCAAGGAGCGGCTACCAAGCCTAACCAAGCCACACGCATCA